ATTGCTTATTGGGCAAAGGTTCGTGAGACAGAACGTAATGCAAGACAAGTGCGGCTAGACAACCTGACACCAGAACAGTTGCTTGCAGTACACAATATGTACAAACTATCTAAAGACCTTGTACAAGAAGCACTATATGGTGCTGGTGTTCGTTACATATACTGTGATACATTCAATGAGTTGGAAGATACTATTCAAGTAATACGAGATCAGTTCAACATGGGAGATACACAATAGATATAATTATAGGACTACTAATCTTTATTGCATTGTTTGCATTTGACATTGCTTCAATGTAGTGATACAAAGCATTATCAGTTAACTTTTTAGAAAGGAATAATACTATGCCATTAGATTTTACATACACAGCAGAAGAACTGCTACCTGAGAACCTTAACTTTGATGTTCAGTTTGAGCCAACCAAAGTGTCTGACAAAAAATATGTCATCAATGGTGACACTGGTGAATACATCGGTGTTGTTGGAGACAGCTTTACCTGTGCCAGCCACGGTGACTTCTTCACTGGTGTACACAACACCATGACAGAGACACTAGGTGAGAATGAGTGTAACGGAATGAACATTCGCTGGAAAGATGCCCGTAACAACGCATGGGTAATGATGGACATGATACTACCAAACGTAACAGCAAAAATTGTGACAAGTAGTCACGAAACTACTGTCTCACAACGTGTGATTGCATTGCACGGTATTGATGGTAGCTGTTCCAATATGGTTTTCTTCGGTGCGATTGATTTCTTTTGTACAAACGGCATGATTCGTGGTGAACATGACAAGGTACGCAGAAAGAATACATCTAACTTCAGCATGGATAGGTTTATATCTGACCTTATGCACTCTAAGCAGTCATTCTATGCACAATCAGAACGCTTACAGCATTGGGCAAACATGGGGCTTTCTCATATCAACGTCAAAGAATTATTGGAAGCCATTATGAAGTCTGATAAAGCTGCTGAGAAGATGTATACCTTATACAACCAAGAGGTAAGCACTCGTGGTCGCAATGTCTTTGCTTTGTACAGTGCGTTCACTAACTATGCGTCATATGCTGATGAGCGTAACGGCTTTAACCTGCGTAACACTGGCAATGACACACAAGCAATTTCCATGTTCCAGCGTGAACACAAAGTGTCTCAGTGGATTGACACACCTGCGTTCAAGCAACTGGTAGCGGCATAATGAAGCTATCTAAACTCATAGAAGATTACTTTTCTTCATATGAATACAAACAGTTACGTGATGAAACTAAAGTTCAATATAAATATTTTTTGAACGTAATGAAAAACACACAGGTAGAGGGTAAAGCCCTCTGCCAGTACAACGTGGATAAGATTACCACTAAGATGGCAAAGACATCATACAATGAATGGTGCGAGAAGGGCATATCAATGGCTAATCATGTTATGTCCGTTACCCGTGTGGTGTTTAATCATGGCCTACGTGAAGAACTGTGCTTACTTAATCCTTTTGCTAACGTGCGTAGGAGGACTCCTGAGAGGCGTAAGACAGTTTGGAGTAGGGAACATGTACAGAAGCTACTGAGCGTAGCCTACAGCGATTTTAGCACCCGTAACATTGGTCTTATCGCACAGATGGCGTATGAATGGTGTCAACGTCTTGGTGACATGCGTATGCTGACATGGGATAACATTGACTTTGATGCACAGACAGTGAGTATTGAACAATCTAAGCGTAGGGCCGAAGTATTTCTGCCTATATCAGATGATTTATTTGCAATGCTTGTACAACAAAGAGAAGACTTTGGCTTTCAACCTTACGTTGCACCAAGACCTTATGCAATTAGAGGTGAGTACAGACCTTATACCATACATAAACTACCCTTATTTGGTAGAGAGTTGATGGAACGGGCTGGCCTACCTAAAGAATTGCGTTTATCTGATTTACGTAGAACAGGCACGACAGAAATGGTTGAGGCAGGTGTCGGAATTGGACAAATTATGTCGGTCACAGGACATGCTAACCCACAGTCTGTAAAACCATACATAAAAAATACTTTAAAAAGTGCAGATTATGCATTGACACAGAGAAAAATGCATGATAAAAGCATTACCAGTGCCGCAAAGGAAAGTGTATAACATGTATAATATATATAACACTATAAGTGATATAGACATTAGTAATGGAGAAACAAAGAGAATGAATTGTCCTAACTGTAATGGGTTTAAGACATTCTCTGTAACCAACAACATGGGTCACTTACTGTGGAACTGTTACAAAGCATCCTGTAATCTCTCAGGGTCTAAGCGTACTCACTTATCTGTGGATGATATACGTGCTAACTTTAGTAAAAAAGATAATCACGTAGAGGCAGACTTTGAGTTGCCCGATTGTGTAGTATCACATGGCAACAGAAAAGAAGTAATGCAGTTTTGTGATGATTGGTGCATACACGCAACTAATCTAAACCTTTTGTATGATGTAAAAGAAAACAGAGTAGTGTTTCCTATCGTACATAACGGCATCATGGTTGATGCTACTGGTCGTGCATTATCTGGCAGATTACCTAAATGGAAAAGATATGGAAAAAATGACTTGCCTTACTCTTATGGTTCAGGTAAGGTGGCTGTAGTTGTTGAGGACTGTGTGAGTGCCGCAGTTGTAGGCAGTGAGGTTTTTGTTGGGGTAGCTGTGTTGGGAACATCGCTGTCTGAATCACACAAGAGGTATCTCACACAGTTTTCAACGGCAATTATTGCGCTAGACCCCGATGCATTACCAAAGACCCTAGCGTTTGCCAAAGAATTACGTGGTCACGTTAATACAGTTAAAGTGCTACGATTAAATGATGACCTAAAATACCGCAACCCAACCGACATGAGTATGTTACACAACACAGGAGAAGAATTATGGAATTATCACTCGTAAGAAGTTTGATGGACAAAGGGTTCTACGATGAACATCGTGGTTCAAGATGCCCAGACAGACTGTTTAGTAAAGATGTACGTAAGATTAAACAGGCTATTGATACAGCTATGGACAGGTATGAGCGTACTGTATTGCCAGATGAGATTGAGGCATTATTCATGTCAAACAATCCAACTATGACTACCGCACAGAAACAGGCATACAGTTCTCTGTTTGCACAAATAAAGAAAGAGCAGCCTATGGGCAGTGATGTAGCACAAGAGGTGTTATCCAAACTGTTCCAACAGGTTATTGGTGAAGACATTGCTAATCTTGGTTTTGATTATGTCAATGGTTCTGAGTCCAGCCTTGAGCCACTACGTATATTGCTTGAGCAGTACGGGGATGACTTCACGCCTAACCTTAACGTGGAGTGGGATGACATTGACATGGAGACACTACTATCACGCAATGACCTAGAAGCACGTTGGACATTCAACATACCTAGCCTTACACGCAAAGTAGAAGGTGTTAATGATGGACACTTGATTGAGATTGGTGCAAGACCCAATACAGGTAAGACATCATTTCATGCTTCACTTATTGCTAGTCCGGGTGGCTTTGCACATCAGGGTGCTAACTGCATTATTTTATGTAATGAAGAAGGCTACCACCGTGTCGGTGCAAGATACCTGACTGCCGCAACTGGCATGACCATGCAGGAGATAAAAGCTAACCCTAGCAAGGCACGTGATTTGTATACACCTGTAAAGGAACGCATTAAGATTAAAGATGCCACTGGTCGTGATATGAATTGGGTAGAGTCAATATGCAAATCATACAAGCCCGACATTGTGTTACTAGACATGGGCGATAAGTTTGCAAAGGGTGGTTTTGCTAGACAAGATGAAGCACTGAAGGCTAACGCTATTCATGCCCGTCAGATTGCCAAGCAACATGAGTGCGCTGTCTTCTATATGTCTCAGCTATCAGCAGAGGCAGAGGGTAAGGTACTTCTCAACCAGAGCATGATGGAAGGTTCACGAACAGGTAAAGCAGCAGAAGCTGACCTTATGGTTCTTATTGCCAAGAACCCTGTAGTGGATGGACAAGATGAGGAAGACACGCAGCGTCACTTGAATGTAGTTAAGAATAAACTGACAGGTTGGCATGGTGTGGTTCATTGTGAACTTGAATATAAGACTGCAAGGTACACAGCATAATGTCTCAAATAGAAATGTTTGAAGTAGTACAAGAGGTTTGTGAAGATGGGCTGGTCTGCATTAAGTGTGACATCAGACAGCCTGTCACAAACTTCCAACAGATGTCCTACACTAAAACAGGCGAAGCAGAGATAAAGCGTACATGCCGTTCTTGTCAGAAAGGACACCGCAAAGTAATTGCTGAATTAAGAAAAGATAATATATACCCCCAAGACCCAGACTATCAGTGTAGGATTTGTGAACGTACTATTGATGAAGTGAATAAGTATGGACAGAAACTCTTAGGCACATGGGTTCTTGACCACTGCCATGAGACAAACACTTTTCGTGGTTACATATGCAAACATTGTAATGATGGCCTTGGTGGATTTAGAGATGACTTGACAACTGTTATTAATGCTGTTAGGTATCTTGAACAACATAAGGAGAAGATTAATGAAACTAACACTTGATGTAGAAAACACTACAACTAACCGCAACGGTAAAATGCACCTTGACCCCTTTGAGCCTGAAAACTCATTAACTATGGTTGGTATGCTTAATGACAAGGGTGAAGAGCATTTAATATTCTTTGACCACAATGAACGTGATGCCACACCAAATGGTCACAACATTGTACAAGAAGAATTAGATAAGGCTACCGTTCTTATCTGTCACAATGCGGCATATGATTTAGTATGGTTATGGGAGTCTGGCTTTAAGTATGATGGCCCTGTCTTTGACACTATGCTTGCAGAGTATGTACTACAACGTGGGCTAAAGATGCCCCTTACTCTGGAAGCCTGTGCTGAACGATATGAGTTGGACACAAAGAAACAGGACACACTCAAAGCATACTTTAAGCAGGGCTACAGCACTCGTGACATACCAGCAGATGAGTTAGCTGAGTATCTATCTGCTGACTTACACGCTACACAGCAGCTTTCAGACAAGCTAATGTATCGTTTAAATACACCAGATGATTCTGGTCTTATGGGTACAGTTACATTGTCCAATGAAATGGCGGCTTGCTTGGCACGTATATATACACGTGGCTTTGCTGTGGATAAAGATAAGTTAGAGGAAGTACGCAAAGAGTTTGAAGAGGAGAGAAGAGAACTTGAAAATGCATTACAAATACACGTTAGGAATCTTATGGGTGATAGCCCTATTAATCTTAATAGTCCAGAACAGTTATCTTGGGTAATTTATGGTCGTAAGGTTCTGGACAAAACTGAATGGGCAAGTCGCATAGACCCTTACATGGATGACAGTGACTTTCGTACCACAATTAGTGTTGGCACTAGGCGTTTATATAAAACAGTTGCAGAGCAATGTTCAGAGTGTTCTGGTACTGGATACATCCGTAAGGTTAAAAAGGATGGTACATTATTTGCAAAGCCTAGTCGCTGTAAGAACTGTGACACTATAGGGTTTATATTTAAAGACACACCTGAGTTTGCAGGGCTAAAGTTCAAGCCACCTTCAGCTAAGTGGGCATCGGCAAATGGGTTCAGCACAAGTAAACAGAACCTTGAAACACTTGAAGGTGCTGCACGTGCAAAGGGTATGCATGATGCTGTTGACTTCTTATCCAAGGTACGTAGACTATCTGCTGTTGACACTTACCTGTCATCTTTTGTGGATGGTATATCTACACACACAAAGCAGGACGGTAAACTGCACGTCCGCTTGCTTCAGCATCGCACGGCAACAGGCAGACTATCTGGGGCAGACCCAAACATGCAGAACATGCCAAGAGGTGGTACATTCCCTGTAAAGAAGGTGTTTGTATCTAGGTTTAACGGTGGCAAGATACTTGAGGCTGACATGGCACAGCTAGAGTTCAGAGCCGCAGCATTTTTATCACAAGATGGAGTAGCAATTGAAGAAGTATCTACTGGGTTTGATGTACACTCATACACCGCTAAAGTTATTAGTGAAGCTGGTCAGCCTACGGATAGGCAGACTGCAAAAGCACACACCTTTGCGCCCCTTTACGGGGCAACGGGGTTCGGACGCACACCTGCCGAAGCAGAGTACTACACACACTTCAACGAAAAGTACACAGGAGTCTCAGCTTGGCATACCAGATTGGCTAAAGAAGCTATAACAAAACAGAAGATAAAGATACCTTCTGGTCGCGAATATGCTTTTCCTGATGTAGTACGTAAATCATCTGGTCGTGTATCACACTTTACGCAGATAAAAAACTATCCAGTGCAGGGATTTGCTACAGCAGATATTGTACCACTTTGTTTGCTACACATAGAAAAACTACTTGACAGTATGCAGTCATGTATAGTAAATACAGTACACGACAGTATTGTAATTGACGTTCATCCAGACGAAGAGAGAGAAGTAATTGATGTAATAAACAGAACAAACAATGAGTTATCAGACTTAATTAAACTAAGATGGGGAGTTACATTTAATGTACCCCTACTATTAGAATCAAAAATAGGAGAAAATTGGCTTGACACAAAAGACGTTATCTGATATAACTACCAAACTTTCAAAAACACAGGAGAAAAAATATGACACAATTAACGACAATTGATACTAATAATTTTGCAGTTATGGCTAAAGCTATGGGCATCGCTGCAGATGCAGAAAGTAAGGGGGCTGGCGGCTCACTTGCTCGTATGCGTATCAATCACACACCCATAATGGGACAGACAGAAGTGAATGGTAAAATGGTAAATATGGAAGTAGTATCTGGCGGCACATACCGTTTAGATGTTCCAGATGGGCCTACCTACTATGCTAACTCTGTAATTATTCGCCCTTACCTGCAACGCTTTATGTACAAGCGTTTTGTAAAGGGAAATGACAAGACACCAAATCGTTTCATTAAGAGTTTTATGACAGATGATTCTAAGATGGAATCTGACCTGAAGGATGATAGCGGTGGGTTTAACTGTGGTAAAACTGCTGGCTACATTAAAGACTTCAAGGCACTACCAGATAAGATGCAAGATTTAATCAAGCAGATTAAACGTGTACGTGTAATATTTGGTACAGTGGATTTCGTAAACCCTGTAAACGATAGAGGCGAGGATGTTGAGTTAGACACTACTCCATTCATTTGGGAGATTGATAATCGTGATGCATTCAAGATTGTCGGAGACCCACTAGCAAAGTTAGCTAAGATGAAACGTCTACCTGTAATGCACAATATCACCTGTACTGCATTAGAACGTAAGCTACCAAATGGTGGTTCATTCTATCTTCCATCTGTGTCTTTGGACATCACTAACAACCTTGAACTAACTGACACAGAACAAGAACTTTTTGCAGACTTTATGGGTTGGGTAGATAACTACAACACATATGTTGCAAATGCATGGTCAGATAAAGCAAACTCTAAAATGGATGAAGACGATGTGGATGTTGTAGATGGTCTTGTTGATATTGAACTTGATGATGAGGTAGCCTAATGAACCATCCTGATGAGTTGGCGTTGCATCAATACATGGAAGATGCAGTAGCTGGAAAAACAACCATGTCTGCTGAAACCATTGAACAAGTGGCATCTGATGTAAAGGATGCCATGAAACGTCAATTCAGCAGTATGGGGCGTAAGGGTGACTTCAGGTTACGTATGTCTAATATAGGCAGACCTTCTTGCCAGTTGTGGTATGAGAAGAATAAGCCTGAAGTTGCCACACCTTTACCCACAACATTCATTATGAACATGATGCTTGGAGACATTGTTGAAGCTGTATTCAAGGGATTGTTAAAAGAAGCAGGAGTAAAATATGAAGATAGCGAAACGGTTACTCTGGAGTTGTCTGATACTAGCATTAATGGCACATATGATATTGTCATTCGGGATGCAGTTGATGATATTAAATCTGCTTCAAACTGGTCCTACACAAACAAGTTTGAGTCCTACGATACTTTGGCAAGCAGTGATGGTTTTGGATACATCGCACAACTTGCAGGGTATGCAAAAGCCTCTGGTAAACAAGCAGGTGGCTGGTGGGTTGTAAACAAAGCCAATGGTGACTTTAAATATGTTCCGGCTAAATGGATGGATGTGGATAAAGAAATTGAAAAGGTAGAAGAGACTGTAGCCAAACTAAAAGAGAACAAGTTTGAACGGTGTTTTGAACCTGAGAAAGAAACATTCAGAAGGGAAGAAACAGGTAACTTAGTACTCAATAAGAATTGTACTTTCTGTTCATTCAAGTATGATTGTTGGCCTGAGATGATTGAAAGACCAGCAGTTAAGTCACAGGCCAAACAGCCTAAGATTGTTCAGTACATTAAGTTATCGGAAGAATACGATGCCGCCTAACTTTAAACAATTTAAAGCGGCACGTAAGTATGGGTATCGGTCAGGCTTAGAGGTGAAGATATCTGACTATCTCAAGGGGTTAAACATTGACTTCGGATATGAGTGTGTTAAGATTGAATGGGAAGACCTAGCCTACCGTACCTATACGCCAGACTTTATACTTCCAAACGGCATTATAATTGAGTCAAAAGGAATGTTCACGGCTGCAGATAGACGTAAACATTTAGCAGTCAAACGGCAGCATCCTAATCTTGATATACGATTTGTCTTTGAGAACAGTAGACGTAAGCTACGTAAAGGTGCTAAGTCTACCTATGGAGAGTGGTGTGATAAGTATGGTTTCAGATGTTATGACCGCATCATTCCAGAAGATTGGCTAAAAGAAAAAGGCAATAATAAACATCCAAAATTTATTAAATTTGGTGGTAGCAAGATAAAAAGGAGAAAGTAAATATGGATAATATTAATTACGATAAAGTAGAACCTCAAGACTTTATTATAAGAGTTAGACCCTACTTAGATGATGAAGGCTCTTGGAATGGTGAGATTGATGTTGCTGTTGTAACACAGCCCGAAAACAATTTAAGTGATGATGACTACTTTCAAATGATGCACTTTTGTAAAATGCTAGCGTCAACAATACCTGTCATGGAACTAAACGAAGACTTCAGAGAATTAGTTCACAATTATGTTGTTGAGACTGTTGACAAAGAGTATGAAGTTGAGTTAGAAAGTAAGCCAAAGATTGTTGGTGAAGAAGGTAACGTAGTAAAAATTGACTTCAACACAAGCACTAAAGGTAGCGCATAATGACTTCTTACTATAATATAATGAAAGATATAGAGAGTGGAAAAATGAAAGTAATTGATGAAAAGAAAGATGAAATGGTAAACAGCCCACCTCACTACAATCAAGCTGGCATTGAATGTATTGATGCCATTGTAGCAGCTACGGGTGAAGGTTTTGAGTATTACTTACAGGGTAATATTATGAAATACGTATGGCGTTATCGTTACAAGAATGGTACTGAGGACTTAAAGAAAGCACGTTGGTACTTAGACAAGCTAATAGAAGAAGTAGAGGGCTGCTATGATGATAAGAGTTAAGACGTTTATCACTATGGATGTAGACCCAGAAGACTATCCTGTACCAGCCGATGAAAAGGTGGCAGAGGAAATAGAAGAAGGAATACAAGAATACTTCTACGATGTAGAAGGTGTGTACATTAAAAACATAAGAACTATACAGGAGTAGACCCCATGTTAAGTAACCATTTACCTACAGACTATCAGAACTTCATTGCTCTGTCTCGTTATGCCAGATGGAAAGAGGATGAACAGAGAAGAGAGACTTGGAGTGAGACAGTAGCAAGATACTTTGATTATATCACTGGACATTTGCTTGCTAAACACAATTACAAGCTTCCTAATAAACTAAGGAATGAGTTAGAGCAAGCTGTTCTAACACAAGAAATCATGCCCAGCATGAGGGCATTGATGACTGCTGGACCTGCACTAGACAGATGCCATGTAGGTGGCTACAACTGTTCTTATGTACCAGTAGATAATGCACGTGCCTTTGATGAGACAATGTACATTCTTATGTGTGGTACTGGAGTAGGCTTCTCAGTGGAACGTCATCATGTAGAGAAGTTACCTATTGTAAACGAAGATATGCATCAGACAGATACAGTAATCAAGGTAGGTGATAGCAGACCCGGTTGGGCTAAGTCACTACGTGAACTTATCTCTTTGCTATATGCTGGTCAGATTCCTAAGTGGGATGTGTCAGAGGTACGTGCAGCAGGTGCAAGGCTCAAGACATTTGGCGGTAGAGCATCTGGCCCTGCACCGCTAGAGGAATTGTTTGAGTTTATCATTGACAAGTTCAAAGATGCAGCAGGTCGTAGGCTGTATCCTATTGAGTGTCATGATATCATGTGTAAGATTGGTGAGGTTGTAGTTGTCGGAGGGGTCAGACGCAGCGCACTCATCAGCCTATCCAACCTGAACGATGACCAGATGGCTCATGCTAAGTCAGGTATGTGGTGGGAAAACGAAGGACAACGTGCGCTTGCAAACAACAGCGTTGCCTACAAAGGGAAGCCGCAGATGGGTACATTCATGCGTGAATGGCTGTCACTGTACGAGAGTAAGTCAGGTGAGCGTGGCATATTCAATCGTAAGTCTTCACAGGTACAAGCAGCTAAGAATGGTCGCAGAGATGCGGAACAAGATTTCGGATGTAATCCTTGTAGTGAAATTATATTACGTCCATATCAGTTCTGTAATCTATCTGAGGTTGTTGCACGGGCTGGTGATACTGAAGAGTCATTAGGTAAGAAGGTACGTCTAGCTACTATTCTAGGCACGTTTCAATCTACACTGACAGACTTCAAGTACCTGCGTAAGATATGGAAGGACAACACGGAAGAAGAACGACTGCTTGGTGTATCACTAACAGGCATCATGGATAATGCTTTACTTGCTGGTAAGGACACTAAAATAGGCATGAACATTAGCGGATTGCTAGAGCAACTAAAGTCTGTTGCTGTGAATACAAACGCTAGTGTTGCAGCAGAGTTGGGCATACCACAGTCTACTGCTATCACATGTGTTAAGCCATCAGGTACAGTATCACAGTTGGTGGAC